AAACGGAAATTAAAATGATATTTTCAGACCAATTTAGGAACCATTGTGCCATCATATCAGCGTAAACCTACCACTGGTGGGGTTATAATCGGATCGTCGTATGACGAAGCGCGTACACGCAAGGTAAATGCCGAAGCCGAAATTGCGGAACTGGAACTTGCCAAGATTCGCGGAACTTTGTGCATGACGAACGATGTGGTGGCGGCTTGGGAAAGCGTCCTTCATGCCTGTAAAGCCAAGTTCTTGGCCCTGCCTACAAAAGTCGCTCCAATTTTAGCCACGGAAACAGATGTTGTTGTGGCGAAGGACCATTTGGAGAATGCAATCCGCGAAGCACTGGCGGAACTGTCCAACTACCAGCCCAGCATTGATCCTGTCCGCACTGGATCGGTGTCCGAAGAGGCTCCAGCCGAAACTGCGGTGGTCGAACAGCCCAAGCGTAAAGTCGGACGCCCTAAGAAGGGCCGGACAATAATCGTATGATCGAACAAGCCACCAGAGAAGCAGCACTGGAGCAAATGGCGAAGGCCATGAAGCAGATGACGCCACCGCCGCGTATGAGTGTGGCGCAGTGGGCCGACCATGAACGGCGATTGGACTCGCAGAGCAGTTCGGAACCAGGCCGCTGGGTGACATCAAGGGCTGAATACCAGCGTGGCATCATGGACGCTTGCTCTGACCCGCTGGTAAAAGAGGTTGTGGTGATGTGCGGTGCGCAGCTTGGCAAGTCTGAAATGCTGCTGAACACCATTGGCTACCACATGGCCCACGATCCAGCGCCAATTCTGATGATGCAACCAACCGTGGATATGGCGCAGTCGTTTTCCAAGGACCGTGTGACAGCGGGTCTGTTACGCTCAACCCCTTGCCTTCGGGACAAGGTCAAAGACAGTAAGGCTAAAGATGCAAACAACACTACGCTTCATAAAGTTTTTCCCGGTGGCGCTCTTTCTCTTGTTGGCGCTAACTCTCCTAGTTCCCTTGCTTCTCGCCCGATTCGTGTTGTTCTTTGCGATGAAGTTGATCGATACCCTCCTTCTGCTGGTGAGGAAGGCGATCCAATATCTCTTGCCAAACGAAGAGCAGCAACCTTCTGGAACAGGAAGATCATTCTAGTATCGACACCGACTAACAAGGGCGGAAGCCGGATAGAGTCGGCTTATACGGAAAGTGACCAGCGCAAGTTCATGGTTCCATGCCATGAGTGCGGCCACAAACAGGTCTTGGCGTGGTCGAACGTGACTTGGCAGGACGATAATCCCAGCACTGGCGCGTATCACTGCGCTGAATGTGGTTCGGTCTGGTCCGATACGGATCGGCACAGGGCCGTTCGCAATGGTGAATGGGTTGCAAATGCGCCGTTTAATGGAGTTGCAGGATTCCATCTTAACGCGCTTTACTCGCCTTGGTCAGTCCTATCTGACGCAATCGAAGAGTTTTTGGCGGCGCGAAAGAACCCAATGCGGCTCAAAACCTTTGTAAACACCTTCCTTGGTGAGACATGGGAAGATGCTGGCGAGGGTGTCGATGATTATGCTGTTGCGCAGCGCAAGGAAGATTACGAAGGCATCCCTGATGAGGTTGTGCTGCTGACGGCTGGAGCCGACGTTCAGGATGACCGCGTCGAAGTCGAGATTGTGGGCTGGGGCGCTGGCGAAGAAAGCTGGCAGATCGATTACCATGTGATTTATGGCGATCCGTCCACCACCCAGCTTTGGCACAAGGTCGATGAGGTGTTGCTGGCGACCTATGAGCATCCTTGTGGTGAGCCAATGCTGGTCCGTGCAACCTGTATCGATACTGGCGGACACCACACACGGGCCGTTTACAACTATGCCAAGACACGCGCCGGACACAGAGTATTTGCCATTAAGGGTGTTGGCGGAGAGGGTAAACCGATTGTCGGGCGTCCGTCCAAGAACAATATCGGCAGGGTTCCGCTGTATCCCATTGGCGTTGATACAGCAAAAGAGGTTCACTACTCGCGACTGAAGATGGATGAGGCTGGCCCAGGCTATTGTCACTTCCCCGCCAAGCGGGATGATGAGTATTTTAAGCAGCTAACTGCTGAAAAGCAGATGATTAAATACCATAAAGGCTTTCCGTCGCGGGTGTGGGTTAAAACCAGAACGCGAAACGAAGCTTTAGACGTTCGAGTGTACGCAATTGCTGCGCTTACTATCCTAAATGTAAATATGGATAGCGTGGCCCGTAAGTTTTATGCTAACATGGAAAAGCATAAATTGCCAAATGTCGAAGAAGCTGATAAACCCCATCCATTAACGGCTGGCAAAAAGGCTGTTCGTAGAGGCGGTTTCGCTAACAACTGGCGCTGAGGGATAATGGCTAATCTTTTTGACGAGAATGAAGCACCAGAGGGCGAACCACTGAAGATCGTTGTCGGCGATTTTATTCAGTGGAAAAAGACGGCTCTGGCAGAGACATATCCCCCTGCACTTTACTCTGCAAACTATGTTGCGCGGATTACTGGCGGCGGCAGCACTGAAATACAATTACCAGCCGTTGAGCGTACAGGTTATTATCTGTTTACGGCAAGTAGCGCCACATCTGCTTCATTTACACCTGGCTTCTACCACTGGCAGCTTGAAATTGTGCAAACGTCAAGCAACAACCGTATTGTTGTTGAGCGCGGCGAGTTCGAGGCCATTCAGGACTTGGATGTAAACGGCGCTGATCCACGCACCCACGCTGAAATCATGTTGGACAAGATTGAGTCTTTGCTACAGGGCCGCGCTGACAAGGACGTATCATCCTATTCTATCCAAGGCCGCTCTATTGCCAAAATGTCTATTGTGGACCTATTGCAGTGGCGTGATTATTATCGCAAAGAAGTTTTGAAACAGCGGCGCGATAATGCCATTGCTCTTGGCAAGCCGACCAAGACCACGATGAAGGTGCGTTTCCTATGAGTTTGTGGCGTGAAGCACTGGGCTTACCCCCAAAGGTACAGAACAAGGTAGCGAAGCGTAACTATCACGCTGCCAACACTGGTCGCCTATTTGCCGACTTTATGGCGTCGAGCCGTAGCCCAGACAGTGAACTGCGCCCTGACCTTGTCTTGATGCGCAACCGTTCGCGTGAACTGGCGCGGAATGATGTCTACGTTAAGCGTTTTATGAACTTGCTGAAGACCAACGTGGTCGGCGACAAGGGTATGACCCTGCAAGTCAAGGCGCGGAACACAAACGGATCGTTGGATTCAATTGGCAACCAAATCATTGAAGACAGCTTTTACCAGTTCGCTCTTAAAGGTAACTGCACGGCAGATGGTCGCCTAAGCTGGATTGACCTACAGAAATATGTGATAGAAGCGACTGCGCGTGATGGCGAGGCGCTTATCCAGATCGTGAAAAACCGTGTGTTTATTCATGGCATTGCATTCCACCCTATCGAATCTGACCAGATCGATGAGCAGAAGAACGAGAAGCTGCGTAACGGACGCGAAATCCGCATGGGCGTTGAGGTCGATGAGTTCCAGCGCCCTGTCGCCTATTGGGTAAAGAAGCGTCACCCTGGCGATTCTGAATTTTCGTCCATTTCCATCAATTCATCCAACCGTATTGATGCCAAGAACATCATCCACGTTTACGATCCGCTTCGCGCTGGTCAGACACGCGGCGAACCTTGGTTGGCTCCTGCCATGAGCCAGTTGAAGATGCTGAACGCTCACCGTGAGGCTGAATTGGTCGCATCGCGTATGGCCGCGTCCAAGATGGGCTTCTTTACGTCAGACACTGGCGAAGATGCGCCAGCCGACGATTACGACAACACTGTCCCTATCATCGACGCGGAACCTGGCACGTTTCACCAGTTACCTAACGGCGTTGACTTTAAACCATTTGATCCATCGCATCCGGCGACTGCGTTCAGCGACTTCCAGAAGGGCATTATTCGTGGGATAGCTTCTGGTCTTGGCGTATCTTACGCTGCGCTGTCGAACGATTTGGAAGGCACATCGTACAGTTCGATCCGTCAGGGTGCATTGGAAGAGCGTGATAGCTACAAGATGATGCAGCAGTTCCTGATGGAGCATTTTGTTATTCCTGCGTACAATGCTTGGCTTATGCACGTTATGGAGTTCGGATTTATTCCAATTCCAGCATCGCGCTTTGATAAGTTTTCGTCTGCATCAAGTTTCCGCCCCCGTGGTTGGCAGTGGGTCGATCCACAAAAGGAAATCAACGCAGCGGTTACAGCTATGCACAATGGCGTTATGTCGATGCAGGACGTTGCTGGTCAGTATGGCCGCGATGTTGAAGAGACATTTAGCCAGTGGCAGCGTGACAAGGAAATGGCGGACGCTTTTGGCCTTGAATTGGCATTCTTCCCGTTTGGTGCGAATGAAGCAGGCAAGGGTCAAGATGAACCAGAACCGATTGTTTGATTGTTGCATGATTTGGTGTTATTGTTTCGCTGAAACGCTTTTTGGAGCAATTTATGTCAAAAGTTGAAAATGCTGTAGAAGCAGAGGTTGTAGAAACTGAAGTTGCTGTAGAGGTTGAGGTTGTTGAGGCCGAAGTCGCTGAAGAAGCAACTGAAGTGGCGACTGAAGAAGCAACCGAAGAGCCTACTGAGGAAGAGCGTAAAGCCGCTGACCTTGAGCGCCGTTCTGCCGCTGTTGACATTGCTGTTCGTGGCGTTGACGAAAAGAAGCGTACCGTATCTATTGCGGTATCGTCGGAACTTCCTGTCGAACGCTCGTTTGGAAAAGAAATCCTTGTTCATGAGCCGAATGCTATTGATATGGCATTTTTGTCATCTGGCCGTGCGCCGTTGCTACTGGACCATGATATGGAGCGCCAGATTGGCGTAATTGAATCTGTTAGTCTCGATGCTGATAGGGTGCTTAGGGCGAATGTCCGCTTTGGCCGCTCTGCTTTGGCGCAAGAGATTTTTCAGGACGTTGTCGATGGTATTCGCGGAAATGTCTCCGTCGGATACCGCGTCAACAAAATGGAGCGGTCCACGACGAATAAGGACGAGTACCTTGTTCGCTCTTGGTCGGTCCTGGAGGTATCTGTCGTTTCCATCCCCGCTGATCAGTCAGTCGGTGTGGGGCGTAGCGCGGCTGCTCTCGAACCCCAACCCAAAGTTGAACCATCTATCAAAAAGGAAGTCAAAATGACTGACGAAGTAAATATGGATGCGGTTCGTGCAGAAGCTGCTGAAGCCGCTGCTCGTAACGCCTCCGCAATCATCGAACTCGCCGCTCGTCACAACAAACGTGACCTTGGCGATGCCGCCCTCCGTTCGGGCAAGAGCATTGAACAGTTCCGTGGTGAACTGCTTGACGTAATCGGTTCGGACAAGCCGCTTGAAAACGAAAACATCGGCATGACGAAAAAAGAAATTCGTCAGTTCTCGGTTGTTCGTGCTATTGCTGCTCTTGCAAACCCAAGTGACCGTCGCCTCCGCGAAGCTGCTGCATTCGAGTTTGAAGTCTCGGAAGCTGCTGCACAGCGTTATGGCCGTGGCGCACAGGGCGTTATGCTCCCAACCGACGTTCTTGGCGTCTGGAAGCGCGACCTGAACACCTCGGACGACAACGAAATCGTTGCAACCAACTTGCTTGCTAACGAGTTTATCGACGTTCTGCGTAACTCTTCGTCCGTAATGCAAGCTGGTGCGCGTATGCTCCCAGGTCTTGTTGGCAACGTAGCTATCCCTAAGAAGACTGCTGCATCTGCTTCTGGCTGGATCAGCACCGAAGGCGGCGCTGCTTCTGAATCAGAACCAACCTTCGGCACAGTTTCGCTGACGCCAAAGAATGTTGGTGCATTTACCGACATGACCCGTCAGTTGATCCTCCAATCGACTCCTGCCATTGAGCAGTTGGTCCGTGACGATTTGACACAGGCTCTGGCCTTGGCAATCGACAAGGGCGCATTGGAAGGCTCAGGTTCGTCCGGTCAGCCAACAGGTATCTTGAACACCAGCGGTGTAAACAAGCCAACCTCGTTTGCTGCTGCTGTACCAACCTTTGCTGAAATGGTTGCGATGGAAACTGCTGTTGCAGAAGACAACGCTCTGTTCGGTAACTTGGCCTACATCACGGACGCAGCCACTTACGGCGGTCTGAAGACAAAGGCAAAGGACGCTGGTTCGGGCATGTTCGTCCTCGAAGGCGGTCAAGCCAACGGTTACAACGTAATCCGCACTCAGCAAGCAACTGCTGGTAACGTTTATTTTGGGAATTTCGCTGACTGCATGATCGGCATGTGGGGCGGATTGGATCTCACCGTAGATCCTTATACCGCATCGACAACCGGAACTGTCCGCATTGTTGCGCTTCAGACGATTGACGTTGCACTTCGCAACGCAGTCTCGTTCGCATACAACAACGACGGAGCATAAGAAATGTTGAGGGCTGATATTTGGAAGTCATATCAGCCCTCGACTTCTTTGGAGAATGATATGCAATACAAGTGCATTCGTGGCGTAATAACATCGCAAGGCCCATTGGCTATTGGTGACGTTACTACTCTTCCACACAGCGAAGCTTTGGTGCTTATCGCTCATAAGAAAATCGAAATCTTTGAAGAGGCAGTCCGCGTGGCTGAAGCACCAAAGGTTGAGCATCGTGATCCTGTAGCCACAGAAATAGAAAATCACGATCCTGTCATTAAGCGCAGTTCCAAGAATGGGGATTGAGAGCGCAAATGACATTCTCGATTTCTTTGAAGTCGATGATTTTGCAGACACTGCCACCTACACACCCGTAGGTGGTAGTGCTGTTTCTGTGAACGGTATCTTTGATGCCCCTCAAGCCAGCCGTGGCGCAACAGACCTGATGGACATCACAATTCCATCACCACAGTTTGTTTGCCGCACTGCTGACGTACCTTTGGCCGCTGACGGCGATGAAATCATCATTCGCTCTGTCGCCTATAACGTGCGTGTTGTTTTAACTGATGGAACTGGCGTAAGTACCCTTATTCTCGAAAAGGTGTAGTATGAGCCACGTTCGGCAACAGATCAGAGATTATGCTGCAAACCTATTGATTAATTTCATCTACGACAGGTTCGGTATTGTCATACAGGACCGTTTTGGCGCGAATCTTGCCCCAAGAGTAGGCGAAGATTTGCTTTCTACTGGCACAATGTACAAATTTCGTAAGTATGCGCTTGATGAGGCGCAGCTTCCAGCTTTGCTTGTTTACACAACAAACGATGTAACAAGACTAGCTACTATGGGCAATCGCACCTTGTCACACAGCCTTGAACTACGGGTTGATGTGATTAACAAGGGATCAAGCATTAATATATTCGAGAACATTGAAGGTTTCTGCGCTGAATTAAATAGTGCCTTTGAAACTGATTACACCTTCAGAGGCCTTGTCAAAAGCTGTGTTCTGACACAGTCGGATTTTAGCGTCGATACAACTGGTGAAAAGGCAATCGGCACTGGCAAGATGATCTTTGATGTTAGGTATATGACCGCCATCGATAACTGCCAGGTGTCCATTTAATGTCGCACATTAATAACCAGATTCGCGACCGAATCGCTGCAATCATTGGCGCTTTGCCATTCTTCTCTGGTCGCGTGTATAAGATGCGATCCTATGCGCTGGATGATGCCAAGCTACCAGCGGCTGTTATCTATACGAACAGCCAAAGCAGTTCATTGGCAACCATAGGTACGAAAACAGCCATCGGATCACTGCAAGTATATGTTGATATTTTTATTAAGGGATCAAGTGCGACTATCGTGAACCAAATAGATGACGCTTGTGTTCTGATTGAGGACGCGGTTGGTTCTGATTTCCAGTTGTCAGGATTGGTGAAAAGCTGTATTCTATCTGAGTCTGACGTTGACATTAATGTTGAAGGCGAGAAGCCAGTTGCTAATGCACGGTTGTCTTACGCAGTCCAATATGTTACGCTTCTTGCTGATCTGGAGACACCGCGATGAAGATGGTCAAAATTTACAACGCCCAAGGTGATGAAATACTCGCTTGTGAGGTCGATCTGGCAAATTACCAATCCAAGGGTTGGGATGTAAAGAAGGCTGTGAAGCCAAAGGTTCAAGTAGAGAAAGTCGAGGAGTCTGAGTAATGGCTACGCATACCGGAAGTGAAGGCACAGTCCGTGTTGGACTTAACGCCATTGCAGAGATTCGTTCGTATTCTGTGGAAGAAACCGCCGATACCGTCGAAGACTCAAGCATGGGTGACGCATATAGAAGTTTCAAAACCACGCTGAAGGGCTGGTCTGGTTCTGTTGACGTATTCTGGGATGAGACTGACACCAATGGTCAGGTTGCTATGACTGTCGGTACGGAAGTAACTATTAACTTCTTCCCCGAAGGTGCGACGGCTGGAGCATCTGAAAAGTACTACTCTGGCACTGCTATTGTCACTGGTCGCACAGTTACTGGTAGCTTTGACGGAATGGTCGAATCCACAATCACGCTTCAAGGCACTGGTGCTTTGTCGCTGCTCACCTTGGCGTAAGGAAACTTAAATGGCTACTCACACTGGTTCAGAAGGCACTGTTCGCGTTGGCGCAACCAATGCCGTACTTGAAATCCGTTCTTATTCGGTCGAAGAAACCGCCGATACCGTCGAAGACTCAAGCATGGGCGACGGATACCGCAGTTTTAAGACAACTTTGAAAGGTTGGTCTGGTTCGGTTGATGTGTTCTGGGATGAGTTGGACACCACAGGTCAGGGCGCATTGGTTCCTGGATCAGAAGTCAACGTCCGCTTCTACCCAGAAGGTACGACAACGGGCGATATTTATTACACAGGTCAAGCCATTGTAACGGGTAAGACTATCACAGGCAGCTTCGATGGTATGGTGGAATCCACTATCACTGTTCAAGGAACAGGGGCTTTGACCAGCGCGGCTGTATAATTAGAAGGATATTAATATGAGTATTGCCAAGCGTATTGCAGAGCGAACATCGAATAAGCGTCACATCGACGTTGCAGAATGGGGTGATGAAGGCAAGCCAGAGACGGTCTATTACGGCCCTCTGCTTGCTGGTGAACTGAACCGCATTCAGCGCAAGCACCCTAACTTTCTGGGTTCCGCATCATTTGATGCAATGGTTGACCTTATCATTCTCAAGGCTGAGAATGGTCAGGGCGAAAAGTTGTTCACGCTTGAGGATAAAGCGATCCTGATGCGTGAAGAAGTGTCCGTGATCTCGACTGTGGCCGCTGCATTTATGAGCGGTGATAGCGTCGAGGAGCAGGAAAAAAACTAAGAAACGATCCGCTAAGGTATAATTTAATCACCCTGGCGGATCGGCTCGGCAAGACCATCGCAGAGATTGAACAAATCTCAATTGAAGAGTATAACGAGTGGGTAGCATTCTTCAAAGTGAGTGAGGAAAACCAGAAGCGTGGCAGAGCAAAATCTTGATTTTAATATCATTGCCCATACGCAGGGCATGGAGCAAATCGCCAATCTGATTAATCGGGTTGGTGCGCTTGAGGCTGAAACCAAGAAGTTAGCTTCGGCTAATACCACGCTTACAAAATCCACCGAAGCTGTTGTTGTCAATGGGAAGCGTTATAACACTGCCCTTGACGCGCAATCAAAGGCCCTGCGTAATGCGCGTCAGGGAACCCAGCAACTTGGTATGCAGTTTAACGACTTGGCAACGTCCATATCGACTGGTGCAAGTCCTGTTCAGGCGTTTAACCAGCAACTTGGTCAGATCGGCTTTGCCCTGTCGATGATGGGTGGTAGGCTTGGCGCGGTTGGAAACTTCCTTGCTGGTCCTTGGGGTGCGGCACTTCTTATCGGAACAATGGCGGTAAGCTATTTAATTGAAACTCTTTCCGCTGGCAGTGAGGCCGCTGCCAAATTAGATGTTGCTTCATCATCTTTGGGCGAGGCGCAATCATCCCTTGGGGATATGTTTGATATATCTACGGGCAAGATCAAAAGTAACACAGCCGAAACGCGCCTCAACACGCTTGCCAAAATTGCAAATCTAAGGGTTATGGCCGCAGAGGCCCAAGCGGCTGCTGATGCGCGGTTTAATAAGATTGTTGACCCAGGCGTTTTTGAACGAGCCAAAAACATTGGGGCAGACGTACTAGGGGCCATATACACCCCTGGCGCTGGTATGTTTCCAGGCGTCTTCAATAAAGATTTTGTTGCTGACTTGGAGGACAGCCGCAAGGGTGCTGTGGCATTCTATACGGTTGCAGATGCCGCGTTTAAGGAATTGGCTGCCGGATCAAAGACCGCTGGCGCAGAAATTGAAAACCTATTCAAAAAGGGTGACCAGAAGTTTCAGCAATATCTCCTTAATAGGATGAAGGCGCTTTCTTATACAAAGGGTGCTGAATTAGGGCAGCAATCATTCGATCAAGGCGTTCTTGATTCGGCGCTTATAAGCCCAGATAAAACAAGGGAAAAAAAGCCAAAGGCTGTTTCAGAAGCTGATAAACTTCGTGCTGCTCAAGAGGCAGTAATTGCAGAGTATCAGTCCGGTGCTTTATCGCTTGGTGAATTTGAAACTAAGCTGGTCGCCGTTACAGATGCTTTTCAAGATGCTCAAAACCCAGCACAAGATTGGTTGAAGCAGTTCAAGGAAGCTAATGACAATGTCGAAAAGTTCAAAAAGTCAACAAATGACCTGACAAAAAAGGCGCTGCCAGATTACATAAACAAGCTTCGTGACTTAGAAGCCCAATATGAAGGCATTCAAAAAAGTGAAAAAATGACAAGCGATCTTCAGATCGGTTTTATGAATGCAATTAAGGCTACTGCTACTGGCCCGATAGATACCCTTATTAAGAAGTATGAAAACCTTCATACTGGCATGACGCAGTTTGAGCAGGATCAGGCTGCGGCAAAAGCTGTGCTTGATGCACTAGCCGCCGAAACTGGTGAAGCTGCTGGAGTAGGTGCTGATGCTGCTAGAGAGGCTATTGGCAGATTAAGCAAAGCAATGGATGATGCCAGAATCAGAGAAAAGAATGAGGAAATAAAGAACTCATTTGAATCCATTGGCATGGCTGTATCAGACTCATTTAAGGGCATGATAACTGGCGCTATGTCCTTCAAGGAATCCATGAAAAGCATTATTGGCGCAGTTATTGACCAGTTGTGGAAGCTGTTTGTTGTACAAAAGATTGTTGGTATTATTAGTGGTGCGCTAGGTGCTGGAGCAACTGCTGCACCTAGTTCTGCCAGCGGCTTTGGGAACATCGGCATGAGTAGCCCAGGCAGTTTTAAGCCAGTTACATTAAGAGCATTCGGCGGATCAGTTTCTGGAAAGACGCCGTACATGGTTGGCGAACGTGGACCAGAACTTTTTGTCCCTGGTGGTAATGGCACAATCATTCCTAACGGCAATATGCGCGGTGGTGGCAGTGGCGGAAGCCCTATCAGCATCAACGTAGACGCCCGTGGCTCCAGCGATCCAGCCGCAGTTCGCGCTCAGGTGCAGCAGGGCATCCTTGAAGCTGCTCCGGCAATTATCGCAGCGGCAGAGTCACGCACAATTGCGGGTCTTCGTAGGCCGCGCCTCGGTGGAGCAATGCAGTAATGGCTACAATCACATATCCTTCAACGCCGAAGCCACAGACAATGTCGTGGCGGCTGTTAATGCCAGCGCAGACCAACGTATCTGATTGGACAGGTCGGCGTCAGACGCTTGCCTCTGGCCGTGGCTGGTGGGAAGCCCAGATTACCTTCCCTCCAATTGTAGGCACACTCAGCATCAATGCTTGGCGCTCGTTCATTGCCAAATCGCGTGGTGCGGCAAATGACTTTCGGGTTCCCGTCGATCCTGTCGAACAGTCGGCTTCAACAGCAACCCCACTAGTCAACGGCGCTGGTCAGACAGGCCGGACACTGAACACTGACGGCTGGCCTACATCAACCACTGTCTTACAGGCTGGTCAGTATGTGACCATCAACAACCAGCTTTTGCAGTTGACTGAGAACGTCACATCCAATGGCTCTGGCGTTGCTGTGCTTACGTTTGAGCCGCCTGTGCGAGTTTCGCCATCGGATAACGCTGCGATTGAATACAAGAACCCTTATTGCCTAATGTATCTGGTAGAGGAGCCAACGCTTTCAGTCGAGACAGGTTATGTATATAGCCTCTCGCTGAACCTACGGGAGTCCTTCTAATGGTTGATGCAACCACACAGGCCGCACTGGAAGCCACAGTCGTTAATTGGCGGGTGCTTATTTACGCTGACTTTGTTGGCGATGTTTTGCGCGGCACAAGCGGTCTTTACGACAAGGTTATTTCTGGATCAGGCGACACTGAACTGGATGGCACTTATGATAGCTTTGATCACAATCTAATAAATGTATCTCCTGTCAAACATAATGAAACAGGTTCTGATACCGTAGCGATCTCCATGAGCGGCCTTGTGGTAAACAACGCTGACTTTTTGGCTATTATTGGTGACAAGTCAAAGTGGCAGGGTCGCATTGCGCGGCTTTGGTTCTATTGCGTTAATGAAAATGAAGGCCAAGTCGGTTCTATCATTCCATATTACACTGGCTACATGAATGAGGTCAGTATTTCTGGTGGAGCGCAAAGCCAAACAGTTACTCTTACGATAGAGAACTATTTAACAAGCATTGCTGGCGCGCAAAACAAAACATACCTTATTCAAAACATTTTTGATGCTGGCGATCTTAGCGCGGAACCATCTATCGCAGCGGCTAACGGCATGGCTGAAGCTGGTAACTACGGCTACGGCGGTGGCGGTGCTGGGGAAAACGATTTTGGAAGGATGAACTTCCGATGAGAATACCAACTTGGGAAGACGCTTTATCCAATTACATTCTTACCAAACGCCATGAGCCGTTTGAGTATGGTGTAAATGATTGCTCCATGTTTACGGCTGGTGCAGTGATTGCGGTAACGGGTGAAGACCCCATACCCGAATTGCGTGGGCAGTATGACAGCCTAAAGACCAGCCTGAAGGTCATCAAAGAGATTGGCGCAGGAACGCTTGAAGCAACGATTGATGCCAAGTTCCCAGAGGTCGCAATAGGTCACGCGCAACGTGGAGACTTGGCTTTCTTTGATGGCTCAGTTGGTGTAGTGATGGGTGGCTTCGCTTATTTTGTTTCAGACGATGGGTTAGAGCGCATTAATCGATCCCTATGGGACAAGTGCTGGAGCGTGGGCCGTGGGTAAGACTTTAAAGACTGTTGCGATTATCGCGGCTGCTGTTGCAGTGGTTATTTTTGCACCGGAACTTGCACCTTTGTTTTTAGGTTCAACAGCCACAGCAGCCGCAACAGCCGCTACGGTTGCCACAATTACGGCTATAGGCGCTTCAATTGCCCTATCTACAGCTTCGATGGCACTGTTTGGCCCCAAAATACCGAAGACCCAATTATCTCGCCTTAACGTCAGCCTAGACCCGTCTACGCCACGCAAGGCTGTGTTCGGCACAACAGCTATGCCGCTTGATCTGCGTTATCACGAATCCAGTGGCACTGACCAAGAATATGTTGATTATATTATTGCTGTGGCTGCTCATAAAGTTGCGTCAATTACTGAGATATGGTTTGAAGAAAAGCAAGCATGGACACTCGCTGGCGGTGTTACAGGCACTTACTCCGGCTATCTGACGGTTGCTGTTCGCACTGAGGGAACGGCTGGTAACTATATTTCCATTAACGGTGGAACAAAGTGGGGTTCAAGCCGTCGTCTTACTGGCTGCGCTTATTTACATCTTCGCATCAAGCGCACAGGTAACACCAAGAAGGCAGAAAGTCCTCTGGTAAGCGGATTGCCCAGCCGCGTAACTGTTATTGGCGACGGCGCTCTTCTTTACGATCCACGCAAGGATAGCACTGTACCAGGTGGCTCTGGTTCACATCGCGCAAACAACCAATCGACTTGGGGTGCATATACCAACGCGGATGACACGGACAACCCTGCCTTGCAACTGCTATGGTGGCTGCTTGGCTGGGAAATTAATAACAAACTATCTGTTGGCTGTGGTGTTCCATATACTCGTATCGATATGGAGTCGTTTATTACAGCGGCCAACGCCTGTGATGAAAACGTAACTCTGGCAATTGGCGGAACTCAAAAGCGTTACCGCACCAGCGGAACAGCATCTGATGCTGATGACCGCATGGAAATCATTAACAACTTGCTTGCGTCAATGAACGGTACGCTTCGTGACAATGGCGGTAAGTTGACGGTAACGGCAATGAAAAACGACCTTGCCGACTATGTGCTTACCTTTAATGAAGGCGACATGCTGGGTGAGTTTGATTGGCAGCAAACTCGCGGATTGACGGAAAATTATAACATTGCCCGTGGCCGTTATGTCGATCCTTCAGCCAACAGTCTTTATCAGATGGTGGACTACCCAGAAGTAGGCTTTGCTGCCCCTGATGGGATTGAGCGGGTCATGTCCCTTGATCTTCCATATGTCGAAGATGGTCGCCGTGCGCAGCGTATTGCCAAGCAAGTTTTGCAGCGCAATCAGTATCGCGGCATGTTCTCTACAACCTTTAACACCAAAGCATTGGGCTGTCAGGTTGGGGATGTTGTGCGCGTTAGCCTTGAAGCTTTGGGATGGTCGAACAAGCTATTCCGCGTTGTTAGCCAAGAGATTCGCTTTGACGGTCAAGTGCCAATGGCTTTGGTCGAAGAAAACGCCGCGATCTACGCATGGGATGCGGATGACGTTGCTCCAATTACCCCAACTGCACCGACGATCTATAACCCACTGAACAGCCCGTTTATCCTTGGGATTGATGTAGCAGGAACAACGGCTGAGTGGTCTGGCGTCATTGATGACAATGGCGATAAGCCAGATGACAACGCCACCAGAAACGTGAACAGAGGCACTTGGTCAGGATTGTCGGTGGCATACATTGTTGGCGACTTTGTGCAGCGCGATGGCTCAAGCTATTCGGCTATTGTCGCCCACACATCAACAGCGATCAATGGGCCTCCGGGAGCAAACTGGGCGCTACTGGCTTCGCAGGGTGTTGCTGGTGACCCCGGCGATCCCGGCCCTGCTGGCACTCCGGCAATAAGTGGCTACCTTACCAAAGAAGCTGTCCAAGTATTTGCCTATGCCAATGGCGGCGTTGTTTCCTACGCTCCAGCAACGGGCAGCTTTAAGGTCTTCAGCGGCAATACGGATGTAAGTTCATCTTTTGCGCTTTCGACCCTGAGCAACCCACAGGCGCTGACTGTAGCCTATGTCAGCCAGACATATTCGGTAACCAGTGGCTTTGATGCCAGTGAGGATACTGCAACACTTACGATTCGCGCCACCGGATCAGGAACCTATACTGGCGTAACAATCGACAAGGTGTTCTCGTTGTCCAAGGCAAAGGGCGGTTATGAAATCGTTGCGACATTGCCAACGACCAACCTATTTGAAGGCCGTGTCGTATTTTTAACGACTGACGACAAACTGTATCGCTACACTGGATCGGCGTGGACGGCGGCAGTTCCTGCGGTTGATATTAGTGGAACTTTGGCTGACGCACAGATTGCAGCATTGGCGGCGTCTAAGATCACAGGTCAGCTAACAGACAGCCAATTGGCAGCAATAGCTGCGGCTAAATTGACAGGTCAGATTACCGGAACTCAGATTACTGATGGGGCCATATCGACTGCAAAATTGTTGGCTGGCTCTGTTACGTCGAATGAAATTGCGGCTAATACGATTGTCGCTGCTGATATTGCGTCTGGCACTATTACTGCCACGCAAATTGCTGCGGCAACAATCACTGGTGCAAACATTGCGGCTGGTGCAATCGCAGCGGGTAATATCGCAGCGAACACCATTACGGCATCGCAGATTGCTGCAAATACGATTACTGCCGGACAGATTGCCAGTAACGCCATTACTGCTGATAAAATATTGGCTGGCGCAATCACTGCGGCGAAGGTCGGAACGAACGAAATTATAGCACTTTCTGCCAATATAAAAGATGGCGTTATCGAAACTGCAAAGATCGGCGATCTTCAAGTAAGCACCTTAAAGATTGCCGGAAACGCTATAACCGTTCCCGTCACTTATACAGGTACTAACGCTTTTATCAGTTCGGCAGGGGGCGCTTCTACGGTTCTTGAAATGCCAAGTTTTCTAACTGTGGGTGACGCAACAGACGGCGGAGTTATGGCCGTTTATTATGCTACATTTGATGGCAGATACTACCTTGATGCTGGACAGCTAATCACCTTCTATGCCGACTATAATAATGGCTTTGGTTATCAATTCCTTAGCTCTCAGATTGTTGGAACACCAACTACAAGCGGCGATACTTACTCGTGTATACCCGTTGCACTTGCTCAGTCTGTATCTGGAATCCAGCAAGTTAAGTTCAAAATTACAGTCCAGGTTTATAACTTGGGGACAGGTGGAACAACAAATTCCTCTTATCACAACGACATACAGCTTTGCGTTCTGGGGGTTAAACGATGAACACATATGTTTTTAATCAAGCTGGCGAATGCACTTGTGCCGCCAATGTGGAATTAGATTTAGAGAGCCTTGGCGATGGATTAACTGGTATCCACAGTGAATTAACGTATAAAGCATCTGAAATATATTACGATGGCCAGATAAAGCCAATTAAGGGCTTTGAGTTGGTGATAACCCCCAACTTGGTCACTGGTATACCTGTAGGCACAAAAGCATTTATCGAAAACGATATGCAGATTGTTGATGACGGATCATTGGAACTTGAAGTTACGTTCAAGAGCGTTGTGACCGTTGTGCTGGTGCATCCGCAATATCAGACTACATCCGTGGAGGTGTCTTGTGAAGTTTAAGGTAGAACAGGATTATGCCCAAAAGCGCAGGGAAGATTATCCCGATATACGCGAACAGCTAGACGCCATCTGGAAGGGTGGCGCTGATGCCGAATTGATGCGTCAAAAAATACTAGCTGTAAAAGATCAGTATCCCAAGCCAGATGGCGACAATACTCATTTGGCATCTAACTGATAAAATGCTAAGGGTCGGACGAAAGGGAAACTGATGTCATTTATCTACAACCTGACCGATACTTGGGACAACATATCAGTTGCTTTCGACGGTATCAAAATCAATGTGACTGACACAGCCAGCGCCGCTGCATCGAAGTTGCTTGATCTGAAAATCAATAACACTTCAAAGTTTAATGTCAGTAAAACCGGCAGTGTTACTGCTGCTGGGGTTGTAGAAAGCACTTCTGGTGGCTTCAAATTTCCAGACGGTACAACCCAGACCGCAGCAGGCCCTAGAACTTTGGCTGACTTAGATGATGTAGATTTGTCTGATATTGCTGATGGTAATGTTTTATGTTATGCGTCGTCACTCAATAAGTGGCGCAATGAAGCGCGTGAAAATCTTGTTGATGGAGGCAACTTCTAATGGCTAATACACTAAGAATTAAACGTAGAGCAAGTGGTGGTTCTGGAGCGCCAGCAAGCCTACAGAATGCTGAATTAGCCTTTAACGAAGTTGATAACGTACTTTACTACGGTAAGGGAACTGGTGGCGCTGGCGGATCAGCGACAACTGTTGAAGCTATTGCTGGTAGTGGCGCTTACGTTGCTCTTGCTGGCGATCAAACAATCGCTGGCACTAAAACCTTTTCTAGCACTATTGGCGGTTCAATTACTGGCAATGCCGCTACTGCGACAGCCCTTGCTACTGCAAGAAACCTATCACTCACTGGTGATGCAACTGCGACTCTGAGCAGCTTCAATGGTACTGCCAACGTCAGCGCGGCGCTTACACTAGCCAACTCTGGCGTTACCGCTGGAACATACGGAACATCTACCGCCGTTGGTCAATTCACAGTTGATGCCAAGGGTCGCATCACAGCGGCAGCGGCAGTCAACATTGCCTTTCCTGTAACTTCTGTAAACGGCGCAACTGGCGCGGTTGTTCTTACGACTTCGAATGTCGCTGAAGGCACAAACCTTTACTACACAGACACTCGCGTAAGGGCCAACCGCCTTGACCAATTGTCAGTGCCAACGGCAGCGGTAAGCCTAAACAGCCAGCGCATTACAAACCTTGCAGAGCCTAGCGCATCGACTGACGCTGCGACTAAGAACTATGTTGATAGTGTTGCTCAGGGCTTGGATGTTAAGGCATCTGTCGTTGCGGCTACCACTGCAAACATCACACTTTCGGCTCCTCAGACCATTGACGGAATCGCAGTAATTGCTGGTGACCGCGTTCTGGTTAAGAACCAAACAACTGCTTCTGCCAACGGTATTTACGTTGTTGCTGCTGGCTCTTGGACAAGGTCTACGGACGCAGACTCTTGGGCTGAATTGATCAGCGCATTTGTGTTTGTTGAGCGCGGAACAATTAACTCTGACACTGGTTATGTCTGCACAGTCGATGCTGGCGGCACACTTAACTCCACGAACGTCACCTTTGCTCAATTCTCAGGCGCTGGCACATATGTAGCTGGCAACGGTCTTGCGCTTACAGGCAACTCATTCAGCGTCACTGGCACTGCAAACCGCATTTCGGTTAGCGGCTCAGGCGTTGACATCGCTTCGACCTATGTTGGTCAAACGTCAATCACCACGCTTGGAACGGTTGCCACCGGAACCTGGAACGCCACAACGATTGCAGTTGCTAATGGCGGCACTGGGGCCACCACACTTACCGGATACGTTAAGGGTAACGGCACAAGCGCGATGACGGCTTCTGCTACAATTCCTAACACCGACATTACTGGTCTTGGCACTATGTCCACACAGGCGGCGTCGAACGTAGCAATTACAGGCGGATCGATTACCAACTTGACTACCTTTGATGGCGTAACAATCGACGGCGGTACATTCTAAAAATTTTACCAGGCTCAATAGCCAAAAAAAGGTAGCCCTATGGCAAACACGATTATTTTGAAGAAGTCCTCGACGGCAAGCGCAATTCCAGCGGCAGGATCATTGCAGCCAGGAGAATTGGCTGTCAATCTTGCGGACGCAAAGTTGTACACTAAAACAACAGGTGGCACTGTAATCCTTGTCGGTTCGGGCGCTTCTGGCGGAGGTAGTGGCACAGTAACGTCTGTGGCTGCTTCTGGCGGCACTACTGGCCTGACGTTCACCGGATCACCAATCACTACATCAGGCACTTTGACGCTTGGTGGGACGCTGGCTGTCGCTAATGGCGGTACGGGCGCAACCACAGCGGCTGGCGCACTGACTAACCTTGGTGCTTATCCAGCAACAAACCCTAGTGGGTATACAAGCAACACGGGTACGGTAACTGGTGTAACCGGAACTGCGCCTATTGTTAGTTCTGGCGGAACTGCTCCAGCTATCTCCATAAGCGCGGCAACCACCAGCGCGGCTGGCAGCATGTCATCTGCTGACAAAACAAAGCTTGATGGAATCGCTGCTAACGCGAACAACTATGTTCTGCCAAAAGCAACAGCCACAGCCTTGGGTGGTGTTGAGGTATTCGATGCTACTGTTCAAACCGTAGCAGCCAATGCCGTAACTGCCACAGCCTCGCGCACATACGGCGTTCAGCTAAATGCTGCCGATCAAATGGTGGTCAATGTTCCTTGGGTGGACACAAACTCCGGTGGAACAGTCACTGGCGTCACAGGCACTGCCCCTATTGTTAGTTCTGGTGGTAACGCCCCTGCTATCTCTATCAGTGCAGCGACAACTTCTGCGGCTGGCAGTATGTCCGCAGCAGACAAAACTAAATTAGACGGCATTGCTGCAAGCGCAAATAACTACGTTCTGCCCAAGGCTACTGCCACAGCATTAGGCGGTGTGGAAGTTTTTGATGCTACCGTGCAGACCGTTGCGGCAAATGCGGTCACCTCTACGGCGTCACGGACTTATGGCGTTCAGCTAAATGCCGCTGACCAGATGGTCGTAAACGTGCCTTGGACTGATGCAAACTCTGGCGGCACAGTAACATCTGTTGCGGGTACAGGAACTGTGTCTGGTTTGACACTATCTGGAACTGTAACGACATCTGGATCACTGACGCTTGGCGGCACACTATCGCTGACCTCTGGTAACGTCACCACAGCACTTGGCTACACCCCTTACAATGCGACCAATCCATCTGGATATATAACTAGCAGCGGTTCTATCAGCGGCAATGCAGCAACGGCGACTAACGCAACAGCAGCAACGCGCTTATCATTTAACGACATTCGCACAATCTCACCGTCATCTGCTGCTGTCACCACACTTAGTTTTGGTTTCACTTCATGGGCCAATAACAATAGCGCCCCTTACGCAGACTTCTTGCATTTCCGTGGTTATGCGGATTCTAGCGGTGGCAATGAAAACCTGTTGATGCTTCGCAAAGACACGTTAGGTGTGCGAGTCTACCAGCAGACGTTTGGATCGGCCACGGCATATTCTACGTTCAAAGATGTCGCATGGACTGACGGCACAAACGCATCAGGAACTTGGGGCATTAACGTCACTGGCAACGCTGCTACAGCTACAACGCTTCAAACTGCGCGGACAATCAATGGCGTATCCTTCAACGGCTCTGCAAACATAACGGTTGCAGATAGCACCAAGCTACCTCTCGCTGGCGGCACTATGACTGGAGCAATTGCATTTGCTGCTGGACAGACATGGCCGACATTTAACCAAAGCACTACAGGGAACGCTACGACTGCCACGACGGCGACAACGGCCAACGCCCTGAACACAAGCAACAACTATCAAGTCAACAGCCTCGGCGTCGGCACCGCTGGTTCAGGCACTGCCGGTGAAATCCGTGCAACCAACAACGTCACGGCATATTACTCCTCGGACGCCCGTCTAAAAGAGAACGTGCGTCCGATCGAGAACGCCCTCGGTATCGTGTCTGCGGTCGGCGGTAAGACATTCGACTGGACCGATGCCTACATCGCAGAGCATGGCGGCGAGGACGGCTACTTCGTCCAGAAGTCCGACTTCGGCGTCATCGCACAAGATGTGGAGGCAATGTTCCCATTGGCCGTTCGCACCCGCGACGATGGCACACTGGCTGTCGATTACGAGAAACTGGTCGCCGTGGCATTCGCGGCCATCAAAGAGTTAAAGGCAGAACTGGACGAGCTACGGGGAGCTAAATAATGACGCTCAACTCTTCAGGCCCAATCAGCTTGGGTGGCAGCACTGCGGGGCAGTCCATCAACCTTGAGTTGGGTAAATCCGCTACCGCCACGGTTTCATTGAACGACACCGATGTCCGCACACTGGCGGGCGTCGCGTCCGGCGCTATCATCGTGCCGACCAACTTCTACGGCAAATCTAACGTGTCATTTACTCCAGATGGCGGAACAACCGCTGGGACAGCAGTGTATTTGTCAAGTGATGTTGCATATGAAACAGCGCAAGTCACAATTACTTGCAGCCAAAGCGCCGTCTGGAATTGGACAAGGAGTGGCTCTGGGGTGCCAGCCGCAACTGCAAGCATTGCTAACGGCGGTTCTGGAACTACAATAGTATTCACGCTTGACCGCTTTGATGGCGGCATATCGCAATATACATATACTTTAAACGCAACAGCGGGTGGCGTTACAAGATATTGGACAGTCTATTTGCGCGTGGAGAATGTTTAATGGACACCACGACGCTTTTCACCATCCTTGGCTTTGTCATCACCGCCCTTAGCTTCATTGGGGCGCTGATAACTGTTTGGGTCAACCTGACAAACAAGCTGACGCTTCTTGAAGCGAGGTTGGGGTTTGGCGATGAGAAATTTCAAGCCATCGACAAGAAGTTTGACGAAGTGATGATGCACCTTCGCCGCATTGAAGATAAACTGGACAACAAGGCTGACCGACCATGAAACAATTTGTGCTGGCTTTTATCGCGTTAATTTCGTCATCGTCAGTGGTGCTGGCACAGGCTGTATCTGTTGCCCCGACGGAATATGTTTACACCACAACCACGACAAGCACATCGGACAACAACAATACGTCCACCAGCACGAACACGAATAACAACAACAACAATTCGACTAGCACATCGACGAACACGAATAACAACAACAGCACATCTGCCAGCACTTCGGTCAACACGAACACCAACACGAATTTGAACACCAGCGATAGCACCAGCACATCGTTCAACACGAATAACAACGTGAACGCCAGCACCAGCACAAGCACATCGCTTAACACGAACAACAACAACAATGTCAGTTCGTCAACTAACACCAACATCAACCAAAACACTGGGACGATGACCAACATCAACCAGAATACGAACATCAATTCTGGCACGATGACGAACATCAATCAGAATACCAACGTCAACACATCCGACGCGACCAATCGGAATTTCAACACCGACGTTAGCAACAGCACTGTAAACCAGACGGTCAACAGCAACAACAACAGCACCGTCAACACGAACAACACGAACAACGACACCAGCACGATTAACCAGACGACAAGCAGTGATAACCGCAACGTCAATCAGAACAACAACGTCAACGTGAGCGACAGCAAAAGCTACAGCGAAAGCGTCAATCGGCAGATCATAGACCAGAACATCAAGTCGCCACCGCCAAGCGCCATCGCGCCGTCAATGATGTCCTATAGCCAAGACCTTTGCACCACGGGGCAATCGGGCGCTGTTCAGACGCAGATCATTGGCTTGTCGGCTGGGCGAACTGTGCGCGACCAAAACTGCGAACGCATGAAGCTGTCCAAGACCCTGTATGACATGGGTATGCGCGTTGCCGCCGTGAGCCTTCTTTGCCAAGATAAGCGGGTTTTTTCCGCAATGGAAATGGCTGGCACACCCTGCCCGTTTATGGGGGCAATCGGCGCGGACGCAACAACGGCTTGGGAAGAAAATGCTGACCGCCGCCCTGACGCAGAATAAGCGTCTTATATCCTTATTGGCTGCATTGCTGGTCAGCACATCTGCTGCTGCCCAAACATACGACCCGACACTTTTGCCGCCGCAAATCAACGGCGCACCTACCACCATGACGCCGTTAAACCTTGGTGATGATGCTACGCGCCGTGTGAGCCTTGGCTTTGAATTTGAATATTGGGGCCAGACCTTCACCGACGTTTGGGTTTCGAGCAATGGCTTCGTATCGTTTGAGAGCGCGGCGAACCTTTGCTGCAATGGTCAACCCGTCGAACAAGCCCAGCGCAACACGATTTACGCATACTGGTCAGACCTTATCAGCTACACTGGCAACCCATATTATCGCTTGGACGAAGGGTCTGCGCTGTTCGGGTGGTATGGCGTCCAAGAATACGGCACGAACAATTTGAACACGTTTGAAATTGGCCTATTCAGCAACGGCAATATCCAATTTAACTATGGGTCTTTGACTGCATCTGGTTGGCGCGACTTTACGGCTGGCATCACTGGCCCTGAAGCGGATGACAACGTGCCGCTTTTCTATGGTCGCAATCCGCAATTCCTGCAAAACCAATCTGGCCTTTTGACCTATGGTTCGCCAATTCCTGAAGAAGTAGCAATCGACTGCAATTCGACACCGCTGCACCCATCCTGCCCACCAGCATCAATGGGAATTGATGTCGGCGCACCTGACGCTACTGAAACTGCGCTCGAAGCTGCCGTGGCTTCGGTAGAACAAGCCGCGATGGAAGAAACCCAACAAGAAGTGCAAATCGAAGATGTTGCTGACATCGAACAGGTGCTTGAAACCGCGCAAGAGGCATTGGAAACGGCGGAAGCATCGCTTGAAGCCGACGCTGCCACCGAAACTGAAGAACCTGTGGCAGATGAAGAACCTGTCGAAGAAGATGCCATCGAAGAATTGATTTCGGAACAGGGCTTAGAAGACCTGAAGTCTGATGACGAACGCTTGTCGCCAGACGAATTGGCGGCACTGGCAGCGCAAGGCCCAGAAGATGATAACGCCGTTGAAGAAACAGAAGCGTCGGAAGCGCTGGCATCATTGGAACTGGAAGGCGCAGCGAACGCCACAGAAGGCCAAGACGCATCTGGTGGCACATTGGAGCAAGAAGCATCCAATCAGCTTGCTACGGCGCTGGAAGAAAGCGGACAGGGTATGCAATCCGCATTCTTTGAAGAAGCAGCGGAAGTAAGCCAAGCATCGGCGTTTGAAAGCGGGTCGCAATCGTCGCAAAGTTTTGGCAGCTTCCAAATGCGCGTTGATTTTGGGTCAAGCACTTCGGTTGCTGCTGGCGGCGGGGTTGGCTCTGGTGTTGGCTCATCGCCAGTGGAAGCAGCTATTTCGGCTGCTGGCCCTATGTCGATGTCCACCACGTTTGAAATCCTGAACAATGTCAGCGGTCAAAGTAACGCAGCACCTGTGTCTGCAAGCGCATCATCTGAAAAATCAGAAAACGAAATGGCAGAAGGCCAATCGGAAACCATTAACGAAATGGGTTCTGTTCCTGCCTTCAATGCGTACCGACAGGTGTCACTATCTGACAGGGCTGACTTTTACGCAATTCGTGATATATATCGCAACAGAAGGCTGCGCGATGCTGACTTTGAGATGTACAGGATGACCAAAACTAACGACGCCAAGTGGCGGGAGATTGTCGATGCCCAATACAAATGACGAAAAAGAAGAACCTAAGGTATCTTTTGATGAAAGCGGTTTCAGCTTCAACATTGGCGGCCTGAGCAGCGGCAAGATTGCTATCATCTTTGCTGCACTCTCAACGATCCTTGGCGGTCTATGGGGTGGCTTTCAGGTGTATCAGCAGTTCCTGACCATGAAGGAAGTCACAGCGGCCTATGTGCCGCCTGACCTTTCTGGAATCGAGGGCCGCATTTCGGTTCTTGATGAGCGTGTCACCAGCGTTGAGCGTCTCACCAAGATTAACAGCGAAGCCTTAAATTACATGACGGGCAGCATCAGCAGCAGCGTCAGTGGAACGCGCCAGACGGTTGATGCTGTTTCAAGCAGCGTTAGGAGCAGCGATGCTCAAAACATGGCAATGCAACGTGCAGTGATCGATCAATTGCGGCAGCAAGATCAAGAGCAGCAACGGCGCATCAAAGAGTTGGAGGCGGAAACTAACGAACGTATCCAAAAGACGCTGGCAAATCCGCTGGCAGGAAAGGACTAATATATGGATGATAAATTATTAGAGGCACGGATCAAAGCGTTGCTGCTGGCGGCAAAAACAATGGCATTCGTCATTGTCGCCATCACTTGCGCCATGATTGTCGGCCTATTCATATCGAATGAAATTATCGACAATAAAGACGTATTCGGCTTGCTGTCATACGTCATGACTTCGGTTGTCGGCGCTGTGGCTGGCTCCTACGCCACTCTGATGGGCATGAAGGGCGAATTGGCCCCACCACCACCAGAAGACCGTGATGACCCAGAACCATCGCCTGTGGCCCCCGTAGCGCCACAACCAGACCCATTGCCGCTCACACCTGACATGGTTGCACCAGCACCACGTTACGATGACCCATCTGCTACTGTGTTTATTGATGAACCAGAAATCGATGATGACGATGACGAAATGGAGCCTTGGGAAAAGTATCGCGGTGATTTGCGTTACGATGCCAACGGTGACGGCGTAGTCGATGAACTTGATTTCCCTGATTGGCGGAGTGCTGGCAAATGAGCTTAATTAATCTTCAAAGTAAATGTGGGTGTCATGCAGATGGTGCGTTCGGTCCAGGTACATGTAAGCAAGCTGCGGCTTTTTATAAACTATCACCTAATCGGGCTGCACATTTCTTTGCTCAAACGGCGCATGAATCGGGCAACTTCAAAGCGTTCAGCGAAAATCTGAATTACGGCGCTAAGGGGCTGCGTGGCATCTTTGGCAAATACTTCCCAACTGATGCAATGGCCCGTGCCTATGAGCGTCAGCCACAGAAGATCGCCAACCGTGTCTATGCTAACCGTATGGGCAATGGTGACGAAGCGTCAGGCGAGGGGTGGAAATACCGGGGCAGGGGTCCGCTCCAACTCACCGGGAAAAACAACTACCGCGCATTCGGCAAGTACATCGGGCGCGAACAGGAGATTTTGGATAATCCAGACCTTGTGGCTACTGAACTGGGCTTTGAAAGCGCCCTCTGGTTCTTTGACGCAAACAAGCTGTGGAGCATCTGCGATCAGGGCATCAATGACGCTGCCATTCTTGCACTTACTAAGCGCATAAATGGTGGAACGCACGGCTTGGATGACCGCAAACAAAAAACCAAGAAATACGCAACTTGGTTATAGGAGACTGAACATGGATTTGAAAAGCAAGCTGAAGAAAGAGGCTGGCAGGGCTTTGAAGAAAGAAGCCGAAAAAGCCATCATCAAGAAAGCTACAGGCAAACTTCTGCCTATGGTTGATGAATCTGAAAAGAAGCTGGGTTGGAAAACAACGGTTGCCGCTGCGTTGGCGTTTGTTGCCGCCGCTGCTGCTGGCCTGTTGCAGATCATCAACGGCTAACTTGGTATAATCCCGTCACTTTCGGGTGGCGGGATTAACCCCACCATTCTTCTTCCATTTCTTTGCGCTCCTGCGCTGTTATCTTTGGCGCTGTCGCGGTCAGATATGCGGTCAGGATTATTATCCCCATGACCAATATAAAAAGCCAGTTGTCGGCGGTCATTTTTTTATCCATTACGTTCATGTTGATATTCTTTAGGTAGGCAATCATCAGCTAAGGTGTTGCGATACTCTGGAACCACCAACATTGCTTCGTGGACCATGTCTACAGGCACTCCATAAAAAGCAGTTGCTTGCCACATATCAATATACATTTGAGCGAGAAGATTTAATTTATCGCCAATACTCGCCCAGTATTGCCAGTTTGAAAAACAAGCACCAACCTTAAATGTATATTCATCGTAATCTTCATGCCCAAGGGGAAGCACGGTAAATCTGGGCGGCTTACCCGTTGATGGGCTGTCGTAAAGCATAAGTGCTTGACCCAAAGGAATGTTTTTTAAAATTTTGGCTGTAATGTTATTAGTCATTATTCATCCTTTAATGCTTTTTCAGCGTCTTCGATCAATTCGATTGGAGGCCAGCGCAGATAATTGACATGCTCGTCGGTTATCACGCCCAGAAATTCCAAGTATTCCATCAGCCGATAAGCCAAGGTCGCTTCGGATCGTTGCGTGTAGTTTTCGAACTGTTCTTCGTCGTCCATTTGCTTTGTTCCTATGGTTTCAACGTGGGTGTGCGCCATTATCTTCTCCAGCTATGTAAGCTGCGCCAATGATAAAGGCGAAACATAGCAACATTGTCATTTGCTTTGTTCCTGTTCCCTGCGGCGCTTCGCCTCTGCAAAGGTCAGACCCTCTGAGTTTCGTAAGGGAAATGCGCTTTCTGAAGAAACGCGGTAAGGTTTACCGATAGGTGCTGCTTGTGGTCTAATCATAATTAAAATCCTTAAATGGCGGGGCGGCTGCCCCTAACCATTCATATAAAGTTTGCTTTTATATATGTAAACACCTTTTTTCATTGAAGCAGTAATCGTTCTGGAATGTGCAATATCCAGCCATGATTTATAGCTGTCTGCACAAAGCGATCCTTGTCTAGTGTGTGTTGACCTGTTGCCAGTTGCGCCTTCAAAAGTGCCTTGCTGGACTGTGCTACTGCATCTTGATAATGCCGTGCCAGCCATTCCTGGCGGTTTGTCATGGGCGGCGCTTTGCGTCGGTGATCTAAGTTAAGTCTTGATCCTACTGCCATGTTATATCTCCAGCCTTAAAACGGAACGTCATCATCAAGGTCGTTGTCCCAAGTGGTATGCGAACCGCCGTCAGCTTGGGCTTGTGAACCGCTATCAGCTTGCGCCTGTGAGCGTGGGCCTGTGTCGATGCCGCCAACGCGCACATTGAACTGTGCCTTGCCTTCATATTCGTCGTGCGTCAGTTCGCCTGTGATAAAGACCTTCGTGCCTTTGCTCAGGCTACCAGCAAACGCTTCCGCTGCCTTGCCCCATAAGCTGCAACGATACCAAACGCTGCCAGCATCTCTGCCAAATCCGTTTTTGACGCCGACGTTAAAGCTTAAAACTTGCGTATCTCGAACTGTGCGCAATTCGGCATCCTTGCCGACGTTTCCTGATATTGTAATTAACTGCATAAATATTCTCCTATAGTCCTAATGCGGTCATGTATGTGTCGAGTATCGCTTGATATTCTGCGCGATCATGGTCTTTCATTGCCCGTAGGCGAATGACCGGACGCATAATTTTAGTATCATAACCCATAGCTTTTGCTTCATTAAAGACATCACGAATATTATCGCTGATGCCTTTTTTTTCCTCGTTCAAGCGTTCGATCCGCTCAATAAAAAGCCGAAGTTGGTCGCTGTTCGCTTCACTCATATTTTTCACTCCATTTCACGTTATTTTGCGCCCCATACGCATATATAAATTCAATCAGGTCAGACATCTGGGCCTTGTTTAGCTTTGATGTCTTAAAGCCTATGGGGAAGAGCTGATTGTTTAGGCCCATTGTGAACATCACTTCATGCCCCAATGCTGCCATAAATATGCACTTCCAAACTTCTGGAATGTGATGCCTGTCCTCTGGTGCAGCCCGACTAATGTCTGACAGCATCGCCCACATTTTCGCATTCTGATCGTCACTGCGCTTAGCTGCGCTGATCTTAACGACTGCATCTTGTGGCGCTACGTCAATTAACTGGTGCGCCAATCGCCTTTGATGCTCACCGCGAAGCCAGACGGTCTGCGTCACTTTTGTTGATCCTTCCATTTTTTTGCAAATTTAGGTATTGCAACCCGCATGAACTCATCTGAAAGTTTCCTACATTCGGGGCTATTGACTGTCGCAGTTCCTAGCTTTTTTATGTATTCGTAATAATCAGCATGATCACTAGGGCCGTCGTATGGCATTTCACGGCGCAACCTAAGATGTGCATCTCTGTAGACTTCATTGTAATTTGTTTCCGAATGCAAGGCAGCAAGGGCCGCTTTCATTATCCATTTACCAGCAGCTACCTTGGCAGATTTTGCTGCATCGGAGTTTATACCAAGGCCAGCGTCATATCGGTCTTTGGCTAATTTTCTATACATTTCCTTATGTGCTTCGAGTGTTTTTTTGATGGCTCTGCTTGAAATTCCAGACCTTCCACCTTCTGCTTTCCAGTCATCTTCGGCGTGGCGCTTTTTCATCCGCTCACTTACACGCTGTGCAAATTTTGCCGCATTTTTAGGATTAGAATGCCACTTTTTAATTCCCGCAGCCATCCTTGCTTTATGCATTGCTGCATATTCTGGATCAGCAAATCTTGCGCGATGAGCAGCCGCAATTTTAGCTTTGTGTTCAGCAGACATTGGCTTGCGTTCTTTTTTATAGGTCATAACATTAGTTTCCATAACTATATGTCCTTTTTCTTTGCAGCAATCTCCGCTGCCTTTGGGCTTGCCTTTGCAAACGCTTCGGCCAGTGCAAACGGGTTGATATTATAGTTTGCCCAGAATGTAAGTTCACCGACGCTGTGCTGGTTCGTATGGCATTGCTTGCACAAGCTAACAGTGAACCAATCGTGCGGCTTCTGCCCCATGCCAGCACCACTGCCATAGCGAACATGGGCAACTTCGATCCCTGCCATGCTACCGCATACGGAACAGGCGTGGCCCCTGACAAAATTGCAATGCGCTGGCGACTTCCATCTGCTTTCGCGCTTTGCTTCTTTTGGTATCTTGCGTGGTAGGATCATGACAGCAACGTCGATTGCCAGATGATAATGTGCCTACCGTGCGTGGACAAGCTTTTTGACCGCATGGTTTCAAATTCAACCATGATGCCGTTTTTGCTGGCGGCCTTTGCAATATGGCCCCATGCGCTGTTGTTCGTGGCGGCAGGGACATTATTTGCAGCTTTACGCACATCTTCGGTGGTAAAAAACCTATGGCGCTTGGCGTGTTCCACATAGGCTTGGTAAGCCAATGCTTGCCATTCTTGTCCTTGTTTATCGGCTGACAATTTAGCCAGCCTTAGCCCTTCCTCTAAGGGCGTCGATTGTTGCGAGATCGGATTCGACTTCTGCAAGAAATTCGCAAACAGATTTCTCCAGTTCCAAGATTTGTTCGTCATTTCGATAATGCCTTTTAATGAAAAGTTTCAGTTCTTCAGGAAAGTCTGGGTTGTAACAAACATAATCAACCCATTGGCGTTCTGGCATACAAGCAAGCTGCCAGTTCATTTGCGTAACATACTGCGATGGTATTTCGCCGGATGTTAGCGTTTCCAGATGCCCCGCTGGCTGGCGGCACTTGATCTCCACAAGCCCATCATCGCCCACAAGACCATCAGGTGAACAGTGCGTCCAAGGGATGCTTGAATGCCTTACTAGGCCCATTTCTGTAACAGTGACGTTTTGATCGAAAGAATAGGCTATTCTGGCTTCAGCTTCAGTGTCGATGCCATGCTGCATTGCTGCACTGGTAAAGCCAGCCGATTGCTTGCCTGTAAGCCTCTCCAGAGCCAGTTTTAAGCGCAAGTTGGTTCTCGTGGCGCTGTACCCGCTTTTAGTGCGTGATAGGGCGTCAGCGACCTGTGAGGCTCCAAGAGAGCCGCATCGTGCCGTAAACCAATCATCGCTGCGCTGTTCAACATCAACCCGCATTTTGCACCTTCCGCTCCAATGCCGCCTTTGCTGTTTCAAATAAGGTCGATGGAAGCATTACAAGGGCTGGCACTTTGTAATGCGCTGCCATGACAGCTACGTCAGTGCCTGTGCGGTCAATAAGGTCTTGCAGCACCGCAAACTGTTCTGCCGTGATTGGTTTGACTGGCGCTTGCTGCGATTTAACCGCTGCGTTGCCATCGTCATCTTCTGTTGGCAGACCAAAGCAAGTTTGCAAAGCATACCTACGGGCATAGGTCAAAGCACTACCAAAGCCGTGGGCGTCATTCTTATTGGCTGGCACGAACAACACGCCCATCGACAATTTGTCGCCGCTGCTGTGTATCAGGATTGTTTCGATTGATACGCCGCCTTCGCTTGGCTTGGGCATCTGCATAAATGCAAGACCATGCTTCGACAAATGAGGCTTGATGGCATCGATCACTGCTGGCAGATCGGCGTATTTAGATTTGAAATGCGGATTATTGGCCGTCTTTGTTGCCGCTTCTAATTCCGCAAATGCTGCAACATACGCAGCGCAGATTTTGTCTTCGCTCATTGATTTGATCCTTATTTTATACGCAAAACTTCTACGGATTTTTCCTTGTCATTTCTTGCTGTGATAGCAGAAAAAGACCCCCATTTGTGGCAGAAAAATGCGCTGATGTTTGAGGCCAATACTTTTGGGTCAAAATAACTGTATGGGATCGATACATCTTCGCCAACTTGCAAATTTTCTATGTACGGCAGATAATACGAACGGGTTTCACCTTTAGGATATGGGCGATTGCGCTTTGGCTCCTTAGCAACTGTCAATGTTCCGTAAACTTCGCCATCAATGTGAATGGCATACTTAGCGCCTATCGCCTCAAGTATCCTGATGGCTTTGTCTGTCGCTGTCTGGTGAATCGATAATTTATCAGGCATATCATTTACTCCTTATAATAAACGTAATAACACGATGTGTCGGGTTTTTATGCAAGACCCATTTACATATGTAAAGTGTTTTTTTATATGGGTTAGGCATTAAACAAAAAAAGGATATAAAATGACGTTAAGCTATCAAGCCATAATGCGTATATATGCACGCGCTGCGCAGCATAATATCACCGCCATCCAACTTGCTAATGCCGCTGGCCTTAGTCGGGTCACATTGAGCAACTGGAAGTGCCAACGCGCCACGCCAATGTTGGAAGCGTATCTTGCTGTAGAAAGCGCACTGGAGGATTTGATTGCTGACAAGGCTAATGACGCTGTTTAATCGTCGGTCAAAGTTCAACGCCAAGAAAGCCTATTGCGCTCAGTGCCACAAGCACGACAGCAAGCGCGAAGCTGCACGGTGTGATGAACTGCATACCCTGTGGGCTGCTGGTGCGATTGGCGATTTGGTGATCCACCCGCAGTTTTGGTTCGTCATCAATGGCAACCAAATTAAGCACGATAACGGGCGTAGGGTCGGATATAAGCCTGACTTTTCCTACACGGAAAACGGCCAGGATTGCGTGGAAGATGTGAAGGGCATGATTACCCCAGACTTCACGTTGCGCAAGGCGATCTTCAAAGTCTTGTTCCCAACAATTGAATTTCGGCAAACAAAGTAGCTTTTAGAATTAATTATATTGATATAGGAGGGGGCCAGCGAAAATAATGGGGAATAAAATTTTCGCTGGCCGCAACGCTTTACAGGAGCATCGCATATGATGAATTATATACACCATAAAACTATTTTGCAAGGCGCGTAGCCATGCACTATTATAAATTCAATATCGGCGATTATGCCAGATCGACAAGGCATCTGAGCAACGAAGAGGACTTAGCTTTCCGTCGTTTGCTTGACATGTATTACGAAACCGAATCGCCTATCCCAGTGGAAACCCAGTGGGTTGCCAGACGTATCCGAGTAGATGCGGATGTGATCGAAGTTTTGTTAAATGACATGTTTATTCGTTCAGAAAATGGCTGGAGGCATCCACGATGTGATGCTGAAATAGATGAATATCATCGTCAAGCTGAACGCAACAGACAGAATGGCAAGCGTGGTGGACGACCGAAAACTGCGGTAAAACAGACATCTGAAAACCCAGTGGGTTCCCATTCGGTATCCAGTGGGGAGCCAGTCGTAACCCTAACCATAAACCATAAACCATTAACCACTAACCATAAACCAATTATAAGAGAGGTTCCCGATTGGTTTCCAATAGATGCTTGGCAGGGTTGGGTCGAGATGCGGAAGAAGCGCAAACGCCCATTAACTGAAAGGGCGGAGGCAAGGGCTATCAACAAGCTGGAAGCATTGCATTCAGCCGGACATGACATTGGGGAATTGCTGGACCGCTCAACAATCAACGGCTGGCTGGATATATACGAACCGAAAGGTAATACGAATGCAGGAAATAGCGAACACGCAACAGAGCCAACTAACCCAATGGTCAGAGCCGTCCTTGCCAGCCAAGCTAAACGATCTGCTGATGGGGAGCGATTTGCCGACGATTGGCCCTAAGTCTGCTGAAATCCTGCAACAGTATGTGGATGCCCCACGGCCACCAATGCCAGATCGTGAACAGGTCGAGGTGATGATTGCCAAGTTGGCGCTTGCCACTGCCAGCCAGAAGCGCAGTCAGGACGAAGAAGCGGAGCGGCTGGAACTTTACTGGATGACCCTTCGCATTTATCCGCTGGTCGATCTGCGGAGCGCGTTTCTCAAACTGCTACGCACTTGCAAGTTTATGCCGACCCCTGCTGAGATTGATTCCATTGTACAGGAAGAAGGCAGGGACCGCCGACGCAAATTAGCCAGAGCTGAATACCTGTTGATGATACATCGACGCCATTACACGCCGCCGCAGGAATATGTGACGGCTGAAGAGTTAGCTGCACTGAACGATGAACTAACACAATCACTGAAAACCAAAGAAGGGATAGTTTAATGATTTACGGAAACTCAATTCGCCAATGGGCAGAAGAACGCAACTTGATTGCTGGCAGCACCGTGCAAGCCCAATTCGTAAAGCTGATTGAAGAGATAGGCGAACTGGCTGAAGCCATCGCCAAAGGCAAGGATGAGCAATTCATGGACAGCATTGGCGATGCCTTTGTCGTGCTGACGATCCTGGCAGCGCAAAAGAATTTGGAGATTGAAGAATGCGTTGTTCACGCTTGGCATCAGATCAAAGACCGTAAGGGCCGGATGGTTGACGGGATTTTTGTAAAGGAAGAAAACGATGTTTGATGATGATTTCATGTGGGATGAAGAAGAAGACAAAGTGGTGCTTGTTGACAGCCTTGGTATGACGCCTAGGCAAGCCAATTTGCTGCAAGTTGAAGCCATTGCTAAAGCGCACCGCTTCACTTTGGAGGACATTTTAGGCCCACGCAAGTTCAAGCCATTGGTAGAAGTAAGGCGCAAATGCGCTGTCATGTTGCGTGAGAAGGGCCACACAATGACCGAAATCGGTCGTATTCTTCGCCGCGACCATAGTACAATTTGCCACTCGCTTCAGGTAATGGCACAAAAGCAATGAAGCTTACTGCCACAGATTTTTTGACTGATCTCATGCGACACAAACATGGTAGCATAAACAAAGCAGAACTGTTAAAAAAGTGGCAGAAGCATGTATGGTCGAATGACGAAATGCGGCAGTGGGCCAACTGGCAGTGGAAAGAAATGATATGAGCAAGAATGATGATGATATTTGTGGGCAATGCTTGTTCTATCAGGGCAGCCCCACTGGCAGCCACGGCTTTTGCAAACGCTTCCCACCTGTGTTCACCCACATGGACAATGATGGTCGAGCAAAGTTCTTTAATCCAGTGACCTCACCCTTTAACTGGTGCGGTGAATTTGAGGCCGCAGACTAATGTTAGCTATGCAGATCGATACAAGTGACTTCGACAGGGGCTTACGGGTTCTTGCCGAAATGCCTGATATGATCCGCAAAGCCGTTGTGGGTGCGCTGTCTGACACAGTGGACGATCTATACACCCGTCAAGAGATGGAGATGAAAACCGTCTTCAATAAGCCGTCGCCATATGTGTTGAAGGGTCTGAAGAAAAGCTACCCTGGTGGCCGTGAAGGACAGTCGAGCAAGGCAAGATTCGGCCAGGGTGTTTTGAGGGCTGGGACATATTTCGAATACTTTGGCGGCACTGGCTCACCTGAAAGCATCGTTAAGCCACATGTGTTTGGTGGACAAAGGTCGCACAAAGCGTCTGAAAAGCGCCTTCAGCAGCAAATGCTGTCGCTTAGAAGCCAAGACACTGTGCAGGGCAGGAACTATCCGCGTGGATCGGGCGGTGACATTAATGGCGCACGTTACAGCGAGATGTTGGCGGCAATGGGGGCATTGTCTGAGACTGCTCGTGGCGCAATGCCCAAGGGTAAGCAAAAGGACCGTAAGGGCGTGTCATTTTTTGCAATGGTCCCCAGGGGCGGAAAACGAGGTGATGCGCCAATGCTTATTGCTGAACGCCGTGGATCAGATGTGAAAATAATGATTGTAAATACCAAAAGAAGAACGCAATATAAGAAGCGTTATGATTATTTTGGCGTTGGACAGAAGCAAGTCGCCTACAGTCTGCCGCTGCACTTTAACCGTATAATTAACCGAATGGTTACCAGGCTATAACATATGAATGATAACTTCGACCATGAAGGCCCAAAGCACCTGTTTGCTACAGACCTGTTAAACTCTCTGATGATCCTGATGGACAATGCAGCCAAGGAAGGTCTGGATCGCAGAGATCACGAAGGCCTGATCTATGATTGGGCATTCTGGTCTGGCGAATGCGCCAAGGCGCTGGGCGTGAAGAAAATACCCTAGGGTAAGGGGCCACTGGCAGGATTGGGG